GTTGGCGTAGCTACGTCACCTAAAATAATATTTTTATCTTCAACAATAAGGTTTTGAGTATTAATATTTGTAGTAGTACCGTTAACAGTTAAATCTCCGGCAATAGTAACTGATGAATCAAACGTTGCAACTCCAGTAACATCGAGTGTTCCCGGAACATCAATATTACTTGTCCACTCAACACCAGTTCCAGCTGCGTCGGTTTGAAGCAATTGACGAGCAGCACCATCAGCTAACTTACTAACAGCAATTTCTGCATTAGCATTGATATCAGCATCAATAATTGTTCCATCAACAATATTTGAACTAGTAATAGTAATACTTGTTGGAAGGGCACCAGTAGCTAGTTTGCTTAAACTAATAGCAGCTGAAGCATTAATATCAGCATCGACAATAGTTCCATTGGCAATCATGGTACTGGTGACTGTACCAGTGTCACCAGTTGTGATAACAGTGCCTGTTGTTGCTGGGAATGTAATAACTGTAGAAGCGGCAATAGCAGAAGATTGGACAGTAGTTGTGCCGCTTGTTGATCCAGGTAAAACAACAGTATTAAATCGACCAGTTGAAGACCGTACTGTTCCAGAAATATCTAACGTATACGCAGGAGAGCTGTTGTTAATGCCAATATTTCCAGATGCATCAATACGAATTCGTTCAACCCCGTCAGTTGTTAAACCAATTTGATTGGCGGTTGGACTATAAATACCTGTGTTTAAGTCACCCGTAAACGTTAAACCTGGAGCAGATACTGTTCCTAAGGGCGCAGCAATTGGTGCGTTAAATAATAATCCTGTGTTAGTAACTTTAAAACGTTCTGTGCCATTAGTTACAAAACCAATTTCATCTGCTGCAGGATTATAAATACCGGTGTTTGTATCACCAATAAAAGTAAATGTAGGCGTTCCAACAGAACCAGAGGGAGCAGCAATTGCGCTATTAAAAACTAGGCCTGCATTGGTAATTTTGAATCGTTCAGTACCGTTTGTTACAAAGCCAATTTGATCAGCTGCTGGAGCATAAATACCTGTATTGGAATCGCCAACAAAATTAAGGCCAGGATCTGTAACTAACCCCGGAGGAACAGTTAATCTGCTACTAAAAATTACGTCGCTATTAAAACTTACAACACCAGTAGAATCAATTGCAATTCGGGCAACACCACCAGTAACAAAAGAAAGCTGGTTTGCGCCAGGGTGAATTAAACCTGTATCAACGTCCGTTGCAAATTTTAAAGCACAACTTCCAAGAGTACCGTCCCACAGGGCCATGTTAAACCCGTCTTCACGCAGAAGCGGGGTTCCACCAACGGTACTGCCATTATGAACAACACAGATATTTTTCGTTGTATCAACAGTAACTTCGCCTACTGCACCAGTAAAAACAGCGGTTTCACCCGAGGTCCCACGACGAAATTGTACTTGAGTAGACATAGTTTTTCCTTTTCCTTATTTTAAAATGACAAACCTTACAGGCTCAAACAGCAACCCAGCTTGCAGTTGTTGCGTTGTAAATGTACAGACGTGGCACTGATTTATCGTAGTGAAGCTGCCCATCAACTGGGTTTGTTGGAAAACCGCTTAATGACGTTGCAGCAACAGCCTTGGGTGTTTGCCAGGTAGATCCATCATAAATTTTAAAAATTTGAGTGCTTGTGCTATCTAGCCAACTTTCTCCTTTAGACAAACTGGTATAACCAATTGGAACAGCATTAGGAGCAGTGCTTCCGACATGGATAGGACCGGCTTTAATTAAATTTGGAGTAGCAGTTGAATCCTTAAAATAAATGCCGGGTTCAGTTGCATTGTAGTTAATTGCTAGTTCAGCAAGTCCTAAACGGCTAGGAAAAATTCGATCATAAAGAAATTCAGAACGTAAACGTAAAATCTGTACAGACATAAAATTTAAGTGTATACGCCACAGTCTACTACTGTAAAAGTAGACTCAACTGGAGCACCATTAACATAAGTACCGCAATCTAAAATCTCAGGTGTAGCATCTAAAGGAACACCGTTAAGATAAGTTCCACCGTCAATTTGACCTGACCTAAAACTCGGACTGTAGTCTGTTAGCGGTTGATCTAAAAGTCCAAACTTAGCCGATTGTATTAACTTTGTATCCAGGTTAAACATCTTTTGCATAATGGTTAACATGGTTGTTGTTGTGTTAAGGGGAACACCATCCACGTTCAACTGGTTTCCGTCCCGTCTAACACTGTCTGTTGCCAACATTGTAATTAGAGCAGGATCATAATTAGTTGTTTCAACTGGCAAATTCCCATCACCAATTGTTTCCTTTAACCCAACCCAAGGAGTGCCAAAGTTCAGCATTTTAAAACGTTCTAGTTGCTTCCGTAGTGTTCCACTTTCTTTGGTAAGTTGTTTATAAAACAGTTCTGCTGTTTCTCCTACAGGTGCATCGTTTGGTTCCAACAGCCAAGTATTCACATACTCGTGCACCTTTAAATTTTGCACGCGACAATATCCACTTGTTACTTGGTTAATAGGATAGATAATAACAAAATTATTTTCATCAATAATCTGGCTAACAAGGAAATCTTCGGATAAAGCATTCCCGCTTGTAAACTCTAAGTGAACACGTTTGTTTGCCTGAAGATTGTGAGGTTCTTCAGTTGTAACTGTTATATTTGCACCTGATTGCGTATAGAGTGCTCCAATATTAAATCTGTCATTTCCTTCATCATGAAGAATAGACCACATAGCTGCGTAAATATGTTTGCACCAACGTAGTTGATAATACGCAAGCAAAGCTGTGGAATCTTCTGGCGCATCTTCATAAGTACCTAATTGATAAAAATTATTGATTACAAGGTAACCAAAAGAGTTATAAACACCTACATCGTCTCGCGTATCAATTAAATTGTTATCTCGATCAATTCTAAAACCAGGTCGAACTATTCGTGCAGGAGTATTGGGAAATTTTCTTTTCTGGCTTTCATCATAAAAGTTATATGCTTCTCGTTTTAAATAATCTTGACAGCTACATTGGTAACGAATCTCTGTTGTTAAATAACGTCCTACTTCAAATCCTCTATGAGCTGGCGTAATTGTTTTTGAGATTCCCTGGGTATCCGGTTGGTTTGTAACTGGATTAAAGATGCGTGCTGCATAACTATCATCACGTTGGAACTTTATTTCGTTTGTATTATTATCTATTCCTGTAACGCTGTATCCAACATAATCTGAATAATTAAATCCACGAATTCTTCTAAATACTGTTAGGTTGCCGCTGGTTGAACCGCTCTCAATAGTTGTTACTGAAAATTGAGTAGAGTTTAAAACAGTAACTTGATAGATACTTGAATCAACCCCACCGCTAGAAACATCTAGATAGACTTCATTATCTGTTGCTAACCCATGAGCAACGCTACATGTAATTGTTGCTGTTGATCCTGTTCTACTATATGTAGAAACTAAACCAGGATCTTTCTCAACTACACGGTCTACTAAACGTTCTCCTGAAAACAAAGAAAGTGGAGTAGGAAGATAACGTAAACCTACGCGCTGCTCAACCCACAAAGGATCACTAAAAACAGTAACTCGTTGTGCACTTAAATTTCCACTAGTAGTTACTGACGTTCCTGCAGTACAAGTAAAAGTATTACTAGTTACACTTGTAATAATTAAAGTATTGCTGACTGCTGCTCCAGAAGAAATATTTAAATAGATTGAATCTCCAACAGAGTAACCATGGTTAACAATAGAGACGGTTACAGTGGTACCTGCTTGGCTGTAAGTTCCGTTTTTTACGGCCTGTAAATACCTTACAGACTTAATGGGTAATCCGAAATTATAAAAGTTAAATGAGTTTGCATCTCTTATGGCAACAATCTGGTGTCCTGATTCTGTATGTGTACTAGGAAAAGCAAACAACCGAGCAGGAATAAAAATTCCAGGATACTGTTGGAATGTACAATAAATCCGATAATCGCCACGAGAGCTTCGGCCTGTTGCTTGGCCCCCAAAAACAGTTTGCGTTAAAGTGTATAGCTCATAACCACGTCTCCAGCGGTTCCACATGGAGTCGTGATTGTAGAATCTAATCCGGCTGATTTGTTTTCCATCAGCCGGCTCAAAATCAAAAGGATTGTCTTTTTTATTGGAAGCAAATTGATTTGCTTCTTTTTTTAATTGATTCGAAAAAGATTTAACGTGGCCATCAAAACGATTCCCAAAACTATCTTTTCGTCTTGGCATAAATCAATAGTAGCCGCCTTGAGCGTTGATGTAGAAACCGTTTGTTAAAGCAGTCGCGCCATTGGCAGCTGCATAAATTGCCTGTCCCCTTTGCAGTACTAAACCGCGATTTTTAGGTGCCACTTCATTATTTGCGCCAGCAAAATTAGCACCCGCATGGGGAACAGGATGGTTAATTAAAGGAAGTTTTTCATTTAACGTTAAACTGTAATACTGACTAAGAGGATTGCTATCAATACTAATAGTAAACAGAGGGAAGAACTGGTTGGTGTTTGTGATTGTGGATACGTTCGTCAGATAAAAACAAATGTCAACAGGTAAATAAACACTGCAGTTACCACTTGTTGTTGCACTGATTGTTGCTGTTGCAGTAAAGTTGCTAGCTGTAACATCTGTTACTTCAAGCAATTCATCAGTACCAGTACCGCTTGTAAAGTTTACATAGATTTTTTGTCCGACTTTTACGTTAGCGTTTGCTGCAACAATAACAACATCAAGACCAACTTGCGAATAGGTACCAGTTGTCGGGCTTACCGGATCAACAAATAAAGGAGCTTCTTTGGAATAACGTAACCAAATCTCGTCAACATACGCACCGCTAATCGAAGTATCTGTTAAAGCACTGTCAACATCAAGAATTTTTGTAGCATTGCCAATAGCAGTGGGAATCAAACTGGTAATAAAAACCTGACCAGAAGCAACAGTCAATAATGCACTGTTAAGCAGTGGCCGGTCGATCATTGCTGGCAATTTGTTAGTGCTTGACGATGCCACGCTTTGTTTTCTCCGTAGTAATTAAAAACTTGTGTCTTTATTTTAACTGAAAAAAGTTAAGGAAACAACATTGCAAATAACGCAGGATCAATTTGTGCTAATCCTTTAATTCTGCTGCCTGCCATACGACGATAATTTCCAGGCATCAAACTAGTACCTGGTTCTGAATCACCTAATAAAGGTCTAAGACCAGGTTCGTAATCTCCTGGGATGTAACCTAACCCACGGCCTCTAGGTATTTCCCTAAGTTCTTCAAGTTTATCCATTAGTTTTGTTTGTGTTTAGTGGCTAGTTGAACTGAACGACGTGCTTTTTCAGCTGCAGGTGTGTTTTTAACAAATTGTTTTCCAGATCGAGATTCTTTTTGTTTCTTTAGATCAGTTTGTTTTCTCTCTTCTGGAGAAAGTTTTGCCCATGCTGCTTGAGGCAGATAACGTTCTGTACTTTTCTTACCTGGTTCAATTGCTTTATCAACCATCTTGAATCGATCCTCCATAAAGCCAGGCATTACATGTTCGATCACCCGCACATTTAAACTTAAACAATTGGCAATAACCTAAGTTTGCACGTTCTTGGACTTCATAGGGATCTGCTGCACCTGTTTCATTAATACCCTCAATAATGCAATCAAGGATAGTATCTGATTGATCAAACGCAGCACAATTACAACAACGTGCAGTCATGACAGTATCAACATCACTGTTCCACATGTCTGCTTTTTTCTCCCAAAATCCAGGATCAGGATGGTCAGGATTTAAAGGGCCATATCCAAAGTTAGTAATTGTCCAGTTTCTATTTTTGATATTCTCTTTAATATCAGTGGTTGCTCGTGGACAAGATTGGCCCACAGCAGTAACGGTTTTACCAAGCAAAACTTTTGCTTTTAATTCTTTCATGAGTTATTTACCTTTCTCGTATTCTTTACGTGTCATCCATTTTTCTTTACCCCAGTTTTTTAAAGATTTTTGTCCTTCTGTTTTTTCTCCCGTATAACCACCACCTTTACTTTTATATTCTTGAGCTACTAGTTGAGCTTTACGTGCACTCCATTGACCTGGCTTACCTCCTTTAGAGCCAGCCATAATTCGATCTTTAATGCGTTCCCGCATTTCAGGTTTTGTATAGCTCATTAGAACTGATTCTGAATTGGTCTTTTATTAAGAATAACAGGAGGCACCATATCACTAGCAGAGCGATCCACCTCACGCACGTATGCTGGATTATTTAATTGAAAACGAGGATTATTGCTACCGTTATAACCAACAACATAAGAACAAGGTGTGTGTTGTTCTTGCTTACCTGGCTGCAAAGGATTAGATAACTCAGCAGTAGTCATGTTGTAATCCTGATACATGTTCCCGTATTGAACAGGAAATGAAGAGCTATAACCAGGTACGTTTGCAAACCTCATCCTAAATAATTAACACGAGGAGCTTGGAAAAGTTTTTGTGCCATCTCAAGCGGCGAGAATCTTTGTTTGCTTTGTGTTTTAAAACGATCTACAATGTAATTCTCAAGAAGTTGTTTTGGTGTAATTCTTTCTTGTTTCTCACCATCAACAAGATCAATGACAATATTAATTGGTTGACCAGGGATTGATTGTTGTTGTTGTTGTTGAGTTTTTTGCGTTTGAGCTACTGAATCCATACCCAAAGTTGCTTCTTTTCCGCCTTTAGTATGAAGCAATTCAATTTCATATCCTTCTGGAGTCTGAATAGTTCCTAACCCTCTTCCTGGTTTAAAAGCTCCCATTCCTTTCCAGTAAATTGGCGTGCCTCCAGGAATACCAAAATCCACGCCCCTGTGATAAGTAGAGGCTCCAGCAACGGGCGCAGACCTTGGACCGTATGGAGAAGTAATTTGAAAAGCTGGCGTAAACTGTTGACCGGATTGTTTATATAACGGAGTTTTATTTTCTCCAATCAGCAGGTTTTGCAATCCAGTGCGCCAAGTAGTTGGATCAATATATTGTCCACCTTTTTTAACACGAACATCTAAGTGAGGACCTGTTGTAGGGAAAACGTCCTCACCTGCTTTTGCAACAAATCCGGTGTGAATAATGCCAGCCATGACCTTAATTACATTTTTAAATATTCAACACGCGGAGTATTGACAAGACTATGTGCCAACTCCATTGCTGTTGGAACGGAAGAGCCGTCTTGATTGCTAACTCTATTTTTAAATTTATTTAAGAGAGCAGTAAGCGGATCTTGTGTTTCTTCTTGTTTTCCTCTCCTATTGATCGTAATGTTAATGGTTGGAATACCGCCTGTTTGCTGTACCGTTGTTGCTTGTGGGCTAGCTGGAACTGGTTGGCCAACAGATTGTTTTTGTTGTTGGTAATAGTTGTACAGGTCACCGAGTTTTTTAGAAGGCTGCCCGTAGTAACTTCCGCCACTAGATGTTGGCAATGAAGCCCACTCTGGAGCAAGCTTGTCAGTAACAACTCCAAATTTTTCTCCCTTTAAGAATGGTTGTAACGCACCGCGTTTTTTATCAATTAAGTAAAGAGCTGCAAGGTCTTGTGATTTTGGAGAAAAATCAGGTAACCCTAAAGCTTTAGAAGTGCCTTGCCAGGTTGGCGTTAAAAATTGGTATCCTCCAGCAGCTGTGCTTGTGTAGCCCCCTCCAGTGACGGCTTTATCAGGATGGCGCCAGCCTTTGGACGTATCAAACTTACCACCCCCAAACATGGTTTGATAGCCAGACTCTCCTGGAGTGCCCTCGGCATAACGGATGGTATTTAACAGCGCCCGAACTTCGGGACGTGTTTGAAGAAGCGTTTCGTAGTATTGACGTAGCTGAGACACGGGCTTATCGGAAGTTGTATTCGAAGTAGAAGCGGGTTCCAACAGCAACGTCTGCGGGTCCAGGTAGGGCCTGAATGAATTCCGCGCCTTCCCGCTCGAAGCGATAGCGGGCTTGCATAGGGTTTCTATAATTAGCGACGTACAAATGAAGAGCTAAGCGATCAGTTTCATACAGATAAATCTCCGTCCAAGTTTTTAGTGTGTCTTTAAAATCGGTCGTGGTAATAGTACGGTCAACGTCACCAGCAATATTCTCAAGGCGATTACGAGGAACTGTATTGTTGTTTACACTACCGGTCATATCGGTGCGTTTTTCAGCCTCATCGCACCGAGTAACCTGTTCGACCAATTTTTGATACCAGAAAGAATCTGGTACGTTATTAAGAGCTTCTTCTAGTCGAGCAAGATCACCAGCAGGGATGGATGTGGTGTTATATCCCAGGTGCCAACGAATCTTTGACTTTAAGAAACTATCTAGTTGCATTAGAAGAATCTAATAACCAGAGGATCTAATCCTCTATTAATAGCTTAACACGGTCAAGTTTTACCGCATTAATCATTCAACGCGAACAAGATTTTCTTTAAAGATCTCATCCCAATCAACACGTTTAATTCCTTTAAGTTGATCTAGGCGTGCAAACTTTTCTCCGGGCATAGAAGTTTGCAAATCTTTAATGTCACGTGCAGTTTTTAAACCAACACCAGGGAGGTGGTCTGCAATTTGCCGAGCACTGGCTGTGTTGATATTAATCCGCATATCAAGCGGAAACGTTTCTTTTGTGGTGGGAATAGGTGGATTGACGCCTTCTTGTTTAAGCTTCTCAATCAAACGCTCTTCCGTCCGATCCTTTTCATTGGTAGCACCAAGATGAGGAACTAGATCTTCACGATCAATGTAAAGAACCTCATCTTGGGAATCTACACACATCATGATCCCGTCACCGTGGTGAGAAATCATTTCAACAAGTTGACCGGTTAGTTTGTATTGGTAGAGCATTTAAATAAATGGCAACTACCAATACAATACCAACCTCAACTCAGCTGATCAAGAATCAGCTATCAGTACCGCCCACTTGGGAAGCAAAGTCAATGAACTCATTGATATCTTCCCATGCCACGGCAGCGGCAGGACGCAGGTAGTTTACGCGGCAGATAATGTAGCCAGCGCGGCCAGCATCTTTGTCGGTGGAGCTAATAAACACACCATCGCCATCCACAGTTGTGGAGGTTACAGCGTTCACGTTAAACACCTTGAAAGTGGTGTCGCCAGTGACGCGGTAGAACATTGCGTTAGCAAAGTCACCAGCAACAATACCAGCAGTAGTCACGCTACTGGTAAAGGGCAGGTCAGCAACGGTTGTATCGGTCAAGCCTTGAGCAAACAAGTTGCTGGTAGCAGTAACAATCGAGCTAGCAGCAGCAAGACCGTTAGCTTGAGACGAAGGAACACCAAAAGGAGCACCAGCGTTGTTAGGACCAAGCAGCAGGTTCTCAGTAGAGGTGCCACCAATATCAGCAGTAACGGGAGCAGCAGGAAAACCTGCTAAACCGTCTGCGGGAAGGTCCTGAGCAATAGCAATAGAAGCACCGTAGATGTAAGCAGGACGAGCAGAGCTAGCCTGCACCACCAGGGAAGTGCGGTTGTCACGCACCCGGTCGTCAGGACGACGATCAGGAGACGGAACAATGATATCGAAGCTCTTGTAGCTTGCTTTATCAGCAGCCAGGTTGTCGATTTTAACGTAACCGATCAGTTCAAAAGCTTCAACGCCGGGCCAACCATACACACCTTCGGTGTTGTAGGAGGACAGGCGGTTAATTTGATTACCGGGTTGCAGGATTGCACCGGCTTCTTCTTTGTAAGCAGCCATTGTTAATTACCTCCTTCCTCAAACGATGGTAAAAGCAGTGGTAATGAAGTCCTTGTTCAGGTTGGCAAAACCAGCGTACAGCTGCCAAATCAGAATGATAAAGCGGCTGAAGTCATCATTGTTGTTGATGAGCACCTGAGCGTTAGGACCACCAATGCCAACGCCAACGGCCTGAGGACCGAAGAACAGAGCAGGAGGAGTGTTGTGGGAAACAGCACCAAGACCGTCGCCAATATCAACGGTAATGGTCTTAGAGGGAAAGTTAGTGGATTCGTAGAATCGCACACCTTCAAACACAAAGCCAGTCGGCATGGTGGGCTCACCACCCACAAACTGGGCTTGACCATACTGACCACCGCCATAGATAGCAGCATTGGGGTTCATGCCGCTCATCAGTGGGTTACCGGGAGCAAAGCCAGGGTAACGAGCCACTTCACGGAAACCTTGGTCAGCACGCAGGTCCTTCATGAAGGAAGGATCGGCAATACAACGGTAGTAGCCGTCAGCAAAAACAGGAACGTTACGCTTACGCAGGCTTTTGACCACGTCAAGCAGGTCGCTCTTCACGTTAAACTTGTAACGCTCAGAGGCATACTCAGTTGCGGTGTAAGCAGCCAGGGTAGTAGCGCCTGTTTTAGCGTGGTTATTAGGATAGAAATAACCACCTTGGGTGTCAGAAGACTGACCACGGGACTCGGACTTGAACAGTTCGTCCAGGAACACACGGTCGCGCCAGCGGCGATAGTCGTCCAGCAGAGTCAGCGAACCGATGGACTGGTGGAACATGTTAAGGTTCCCGGTGTCCAGCAGCAGACGCTGAGCAGTCATCAGAGTCTCACGAGCAATTTTGAAAGTGCTCGGGAGGTTTGCATTGTTCGGATCAGCAGGACCAGTGTACTCACGCAGAGACACCAGCACTTTGTCCTTAACAATCGAACGGCTGTTAGCAGTGCCGATGGTTTGATCCTGGGTACGCTCACGGTTAGTTTTTGTACCAGGATTACCCCAGAAGCGGTAACGGTCTAACTGAACAGTTTGACCGGGTTGTTTGGTAAAATCGTGAACAACAACTGGCTCGCAAGCCATTTCCACGATATAAGCCGGGTGGGGACGGTAAAGTTCCGCGCCCAACAGCTTAGGAAAGTCGTTATCAATAAACATGTTGGTTCTTCAGCGTAGGGTTAGCTGATACCGGAGATCGAGAAGATCCCTACATAATGACAGATGCCATTAAAAGATCTGGGAACTTCCGTCCCATTGATAAAATTATAGCAAGACTTACTTATTGCGGTTAATAAATAAAAGCAAATTAAGTATCTTGCGATTTTTCAGGCTTGTTTGCTTTTTCTGCAAACGCCCTAAGGAATCTACCGACGCCAACACCAGCCAGTGCTGTTGCTGCTGGTGACAGCGCGTAACCGGCAACTTGATACAAACCAGGTTTACCAGAAACAGCAACACCTGCTTGATTCAAAAGATTTGTACCACGACGTGTTGCTTCTATTTCCGAAAAAATGCGGCCACTATTATTTAGATAGTTCATTGCAAGAGCAAGGCCAGTTGCCCGGCGAGTTGACGGGGACAGGGCACTAACCCCAATGGTTGCTAATCCAACAACATTTGGATTTAGCCCAGTATATAAATTACTTTGAATGTAGTTAGGAGTTCCACCACCTGCTGTAATGCTTTGATGGCCAAGCTCGTGGCCAAGAGTAAACTTACTGGCAAATGGATAGTTTAAAGAGATAGCTTTTTTTGCTGAATTAGAATAACTAGCGCCTGTAGGACTAGTATTAACCGTAACGTTTGGCTTGACTCCTGTTTGTTCTGCAAATTTATTAATAATGTTTCTTGAATCTTCAAAAGTTGAGTAATAAGTTTTTCCTTGTAAATTTGTAGTACGTTTAACAGCTGCACCTGTTTCACGCAACCCTTCTGTTCGATACTGTTGAACAGCTTGTTTTTGTAACTTTTTAACTCCAGTAAAACCAGCTAAGGCAGCTGCTCCACCAAGTGCAGTTTTAAAAATAGAGTCCATTACTACAAATTAAATTTCTGTTAGCGCGTTTTTAAAAGACCTTAAAAACCGTCCTGCAGCAAGGCCGCCAAGTGCAGTCATTGCTGGTGTTGTGGCGTAGGCTGCTGATTGAAATACACCTGGAGCAGGTGAAACAGAATAACCAGCTTGATTTAAAAGTTTAGTGCCTCGACGGCTAGCTTCTATTTCAGAAATAATACGCCCAGAATGATTTAAATAATTCATTCCTAAAGCCAAAGTTGTTGCTCGGCGCATTGATGGAACCATTGCTCCAACACCAACCGTAGCCAAACCAACAACATTTGGATTCAATCCTTTATAAGTATTCTCTTGAATCCATCGAAAAGAATCGTTGCTTCGGCCAATAGACTGGTGGCCTAATTCATGGCCAAGTGTAAACTTACTTGCGCTAGGAAAACTTAAAGAAATAACATTATCTTTTGTTGATGAGTAACTAGAACCTCCAAGATTAGCAACAACTTCAGGTGCAGGTTGCTGCGTTGATTTTGTATATTGATCTAAGATACGTTGTCGATCTTGTTCAACAAAAGCACTGCCTGTTTCTTGCAATCCTTTTTTTCGATATTGTTGAACACTTGATCGTCCTAACTGGTAAGCGCCAACAGCCCCAGCTGCTGCTGCAGCTGATTGAAGTAAGTTTGTAACTGCTGTATTCACAATTTATGGAGCTACTGCATTAAATCGTAAGGACGATTAAAAGTACTGTACTGAGTTGTAGGCAGTGGTCCAATGCGTTCAAGCGGATTGAATTCTTGAGGTTGCAATGTAGCATTCTCAATGTTAACTTCTGGCCGAATAAAGTTAGCTAAAAACTTTTTACTTGCAGTTTTGTTTTTCATAGTTTATTCTTCAATATCAAAATTCATCATGCCAGGGCGTTGACGTTGGAAAACCTGTGCAGTTTTCATGTGTGCCGTTGTTCCAATGTTCATAATGGGCAACGGAGATCCCATTTGATTTAAATGCACATACCCAGCTTGAAGATCTTGTGGCATAGCACTAGAACCAAATTGACCAACTGCTGGATTACGTTGCGTATTATCTCTAGAAATGTAATCCATTAAAGCACTTAAACCAGCATTAGCTCCCATGCCACCAACAAATGCTCCGCTCAAACTAACACCGCTAGCAATTAAACCGACATCACGTTTACCAATATTGCCTTTAGTGCCAACAGCTGAACCTGCTTGTTGTGCAGTGGCGCCGACTTTTTCTAAAAACTGGCCTACTTTTTGACCAACCTTACCCACTTTGGCTGCTCCAGCAAATTCTTGCCCAACGCCTGCAAGTTGTGACCCACGATATTCAAGACCTCGTGCAATGCCGCCCCCTAAATAAGCAGCTGCTGTTCGAGCAGAATCAGGAAGAATAGCCATATTAGTTATAAATAAAAAAGGAGCAGCTGTGACTACTCCTTATTCTAAACTTAGTTGTTTTTGAAGATCATTCCATCACCAGAAGTTTCTGGCGGAAAACATTTGGATTTTGTTGTGCCATGGACAAATAGCGCCAGGCATTGACAGGATCACGTTCTGCAACATTGCCAAAGTTATTCCAGAAACTTTGGCTATCTACAGTACCTTCTGGAACTGGTGGGATGGGTAAAAAGGGACGCTCTAAATACCCGTTGTTATACCCCGAATCATAAGTGGCTCCGTAGTTATTGCCGTAACTATAGTCAGTTTTGTTATAAATTTCCGGGTTATAGCAATTGTAGTAAGAGTCGTAGTAATAAGTGCCATCTACGTCGTAGTAACCTTGGGGATCATAGTAATACCCATCGGCACCATAGAATCCAGGGTTAGAAGAATTAAAGAAAGAATCGTAGTAATAGGTACCGTCTAAATCGTAATAACCTTGAGGATCGTAATAATATCCAGCAGCATCATAGAAACCGCCGTCACTATTACCTTCTTGTACAGGATACGGGCCATTGGGACCGAAAAACTCAATAGTGTAATCAGCGAGTGTGTCCGGATCTGTAAGAATTGATTCGTAAGCCTGATGTTCTGCAGCAAGTTCTTGTAAAAGACCAACAGATTCTTGCAGTTGCCCAGAGCTTTGAATTAAAGCATCTTCCAGATTGCAAGAATATTCATTCAGAACAGCAGGCGCATCAGCACCAAAGTGGTCAATAACCTCAAGACTTTGTGGACTTACTCCGTTTGCCAGTAGCTGTTGTGTTGTTATTCCCTGCGATGTTTGGGAATAATTGGGCGAGTAACCCAGGTTGGATGGATAAATCGGGGCTACCGAATTGTTGCTGTACCCCACGCTCTGTTGGGAACTGAAGCTGCCCGGGTCGATTCCGCTCATCCCTACGGATTGTTGACCCTGGAACGGGAAGGGCACTGGCGAACTCAGGAGTGACACCACCCTGTTGAACGCTTCCTTGTACGGGTTGTCCGCTGTAGGTTGGGCTTGCGGGTACGACTGGATAGGGGCGTAAGGTGCCGCCGAGATCTGGGCCTGCATCTGCGGGGCTGGCGACGTCGCCGGTTGGTACGGTGCCACCCATTGACTGGTCGTTGCCACCGGAGCTGCTTGTGGAGCCGCGTAGCTGGTCGGCGGGGTCGAATACTGTTGGGGTGCCGATTGGATCGGCGCTGCGGTATCGGCCTGCATAAGTTACCTCTTTCTGTAAGCTTTCGAGTGTTCTGTAAAGGAAAGGCGTCATATCGAGACGCGGATCAGCTGCCAGAGGAAGATCCGGGCGCTGGGGATGTGGTGTACGCATCTCTTGATTAATGAGATCAATGAAAGCTGCATACGCTTTTTGTACTTGTCCAACCATTCGGAATGGATAGCCGGAGAGCATTTCTGCAACTTCGTCATCCGTTTTGGAAGGGAACAAATACTTAAGTGCCTCAATACTATCAACACCCAATTCTTGTAAGTTACGAGTAAAGATAGATTGATTAACTTTATCTTGTGGAGTGTCTTCATAAACAGGACCCATCCAGCGCCAAAGAACTGTGCGGTCTCCGTCAGGAGCAAGTCCGATAACGCCAGGGGGAATTTCTTTGGATTCAAAAGCTTTGTTTAAAGCTTTATCTAATCCTTTTTCATACTTCTGTTTTGCTTTTTCATGAGCTTTTAAATCCTCTTCTGTAGCATCTTCAGAAAGAACTGGATATTGCAATCCAGATGCAGCAGCAAGTGACTTTCGGAAGAGTTGTTCTTCCTGATAAATCATTAACTCAAAACAACGGCAAATTCCGTATGTATAAAGTTGCAGACACTTTTTCTTTGCTGTGGCGCTAACGCGACCATAAGCAGATTTAATTTCTGTAGCAGTTACGTTAGTAATAGAAAGGTCATCAATACCGCCAAGAGCAAGACGGATTTCTGATCTTAACTGTTCAACGTAACGTGCTTGGTCAGTGCTAATTGCGTTTGGAGTAATAAAACCAACACGATCAGTTGGTTCCAGGTTTGCAATAACACGCGGTACGCGAAGCCCGCCTCCAGGTAAACCAATATAACCAGCTTGTTGGCGGTCAACAGGATCCTGTTTAAAGGTTGAACTAGATAAAGAAAACTCAGATTGGAATCCAGATTGGCTAGCAATACTAGGACGTTGCACCGCGCCGTCCCGCGCTGTTTCAACAATGTCGTGTTTTGGCCGAGAAGAAAGAAGTGTAGGGTTACCAAAGAAAGAAAGGTTTGCCCTAATGTTCTTAACCATCTCATCGTGGGCAATAATTTGATTGGATAACCATTCAAATTCGCCACTTCCTTCTGTTCCAAAAGCGTCTGGGTTATTTAAAACCTCAACGCAAGGAATAAAACCCAGAGTGTTTTCAACAGTTGTATCGCCAAAAGTTAGGTTTGAATCAATAGAATCAAACGTTAACTCTGATTCACTATGGAGTTCTTGGATTTTTTCTGGAGTAATTCGTAAACGCATGTAGCGTTTATCAGTCATTAAACCAACGCCACCAAATCCACGACTGGATTTAACTTTATAAGCGTAGATAATAATGACTTCTTCTAGGTCTCCATCCGGAGAGTAGTAAGTTCGATAAGCATCTTTATCAAACCAATAAAGCCGGTAAGTTTTTTTAGTAGGCCGGATGTAAAACAGGCCTTTACCGTAGGCTAAAAATCGGTCCCAGATGGAATCTAAACGAGCATCAAGTTTGTTAAACTTAATGACTTGTTGAATAAAATCAAACCGCTGCGTACCAAAGTTATCTTGGTTGGGATAAAACTCCACACCTTGCCTAATCCCAAACATTTTCATTTGGGATAGGTGGGCGTTAATGAGCATTGTGTCTGCTGACCCCGTGGATTCACGGTTAACAACAGCTTTGAGCATTCCTTCTAGAATGGATTGGCTCGACGTGCTCATAATAAAAACGCAGTGTTAATCAGTTGTCTTCAATCTCGTAGCCACTTTGGAGACGCCTCAGAGTGATAACGTCATCCTCTACTTCGATATCAAACTCAGTCCCAGGTTGCAAAGCCATGTCATGGCAAAGCTCATCAGGTAATGGAATGATAGCTGAACCGTAAGCGTCCTGCTCAAGTTCAACAGTAAAATAACCAGTGCTCATGTGGATTTAATATTAGTTTAATTCCGACAATACTCTAACTTTAATATTCCAACTCCAGCTTGCCTCGCGACATCAATCCATTACAAAGCCACACAAGCGCATCAACGCAGTCATCGTGCGAGCTAACACCAAAATTAATGATCTCATCCTGGAGTGCTTGGAACTTGCGAAACTTGTTAAAGAAAATTTTGTGCTGTTCAAACAAACCCATGATGCCACGGAATCGTGCCAGTTTGTCACCACGGAATCCTTTGACTGGGTGCCAAATAAGATTGTACAGACCGTGCTCTACCTGACAGATCCGTTTAAAATCAGCTTCTAGAGATGCCTGGTAAGCGACGGCTTCTGACCAAATATCAACGGTTGAGCCAGTAGGAAAATATTTATCACCTTCTTTGTAAACAATTCCCCATTCATACATCATTTCCATAATTGCTTCCAGCTTTTCCAGATTACCCATAATCCGGATCCGCTTGCAATCAATAATATAAACTTTGTTTCCTACTCGCCCGCCAAGTACAAAAACGCTGTAATCGTTGCGCTCACGTATACCAGCAGAAAGATCGACTCCAACACCGAGGGTATCAAACTCTGTAGGAATTTTACTCTTAATAATCAAATCAGGTGAGATGGAGAGCTCACTGGTTTGAATGATTTGATTTTGATATTGAAAACTAAAGCTAATAGGAGCTTGTCGTTTTCTTTCATTTAGATATTCTAACGACCACATCTCTGGCCAGTACGAATGTTCTTCTCCTTCTTCATCCAATGTAATGGCTGATTGTACAATTTGAACCCAATCATTGGTTGGAGTAAATGTGCTGTTGTGAATATCATCATGACGAAAACGTGTACCTAAACAAATAGCTCTCCCACCTTCAAACATAGTTGGAACAATAACTGAGTTCCAGTTATCTTCCATAGCAGCACGAATATCCCGGTTCTTAATATCATCCGCACTTTTAATTGCGTCATCAATAATACAAAGATGCGAACGTTTTGAGGTCACAGCACCTTTTAAACCAGCGCAACAAACTGTAAATTCTTCTTCACCAGTGGATTTAATCCCTGCAAACTTCCAATCAATACTCCAGTATTCATTAGAGTTGATTCCTTTGGCAATTTTAACCGTTGGAAAAATTTCTTTATATGCTTTACTTTCTTCAATGATTCTTTTGATGGCTGCACTTTTAGGACGTGCAACATCAACAGTATAAGAAATATAAAGAATCTTTAATGGTTTTTTATGAAGAGCATGAATTCCAATAGCCCACGCGGTAAATAAACCTAAAACTGTAGATTTGGCTGATCCACGTGGCGCCAGAATGTCAATGTTAGGTCCAGCAATACCTAAAAGACATTCGCTATCATCTCCAGTGCAAAGGTAATGATGCCACTCTTTGTGGTGAGAAGCAGGAGGCTTATCACCTACAACGTCGCAAAAGTAAGCAAAATCTGTTCTGGCTTTTTCAATATCAATATCACTTGTTTTTTTGACAACCTGTTGCTTTGCACCAGCACGCGCGGTGCGCCGATAAACAGCGTAAAGAGATGTGTTTGCCATCCCCTTACCCTAACTCCCTACACTCAGGATTCTTCGGCCAAAATTTTGGTCCAGACAGCCATCACAGCATCTTGAAGAGGACCTTCAATCGGATCATCCTTAAAGATTAAAACAACCTCACGCAACGCTCGGTCAGCGCCAGCAAGAATCAAACCTTGTTTATCGCTAAGGTAACGTTCGTCTTGAATTTGTTTGATGGCGCCACGTAATTCTTTTTGAAGCATGGCAATTCGAGCAGTTCCGTTATCCTGCTTCACCATACCTAAATCAATTGCTTGGCGAAGTTTCTCAACGTCTTCGCGCATGTTGTCAATTTCTATTTCCAGGATCTGCTGGAGGTTGCGCTTTTTAAACGTTGCTTGTTGCCATTGGTCACAATCTACGATGTTACCTGTAAACCCAAGAAATCGGGCATACAGGTACATCTGAATTGGTGAACTATGTTTTTTACAAAAAGTAAAGAAACATTCTTTTTCGTTGTCGCTTAATGTTTCAAGCCAGTCAATCATGCACGGAAGGCTGCTCGCGCCTGTGAATAGTCCTGCTGTTCTTTATAGCGCCTAAACATCTCAAGCTGTTCATTAGTTGTTCGTGTCTCACCGCCGGTTAAACCGATTTGACGTTCTTCACTTTGAGAAGCAACACGTTGTGTTTCAATAGAACCGCGAGCTTGCTCAGTTGCGGCAAATTTAGTAGCTTCTGCTTGTTGACTTGCAGCAAACTTAGTAGCTTCTGCCTGAGCTAGAGCACCTTGCAGATTAAACTGTCCTAAACCTAAACGAGTTTCATTGTCAGCTTTTGCTAAGCCCATAGCGGTTATCTCTCTATTTTGGGCATAAGTTGATAACCAGTCTTGTTGACCTGCCGTAATTAACCCTTCAATTAATCCTTCATAATTAGGTTGATCAATAGTCCGTACTCCACCTTGTTGTCTTATGTCTCCAGATCCTAAATTCTGCCACGCTTTTGAGGCATTAACTGCCTTAGAAGGACCTTTGTCATTTCCTCCTTTTGAAGAACCTCCTTGCTTAGAGCCTCCTTGACTAGAACCTCCTTGCTTAGAACTTCCTTGACTAGAACCTCCTTGCTTAGAACTTCCTTGCTTAGAGCTTTCTTGTTTAGAACCTCCCTGCTTAGAGCTTTCTTGTTTAGAACCTTGTTTTGACATTTTGAATTACCTTTAACCTCGGACCACGCCAGAACCAGCATTGGTGCCGGCACTTTGACGAACGTTTGCTAATGCGCTTAAGTAGTTAGCCTGTGAATTTAAGTTGTTAGCTTTCTGGGTGCTAAGCATTTCAGACATTTTAGCAATACGCTCAGCCTGCCGTGTTGGAGATTGAATATCAGCTAACAAACTGTTGCGCAAATCTTCTCGACGCAATGCTGTTAAGAAAGGATAAGATGCGGCTGTAAAAGCTAAACCAGATCCTAAACCTAAAGCTTGTTGCTTGAGAGAGGATTGAAAAAACTTTGGTTCTAACTTGTTAATTAACTTGTCATACAAATCTGCATTAACATCTTCTGCTACACCATAGCTAAGGTCGCCTGTTTGTTCTTGATTGTTATAACCAAGGCCGGTCCAATTGTCAGCAAGATTTTGATTAGCTATCTCAGTATCTCGTTTCCCTGTTGCAGTATTCAAACCAATTTGAATAGGTTGGAATGTTACAGCAGTTTTAGGATCCCAGTATTTTTTACTGGAGCCAACAGGAGATTGCCCTGCAGCATCAAAAAAAACTGACGGATTTGTTGCGTAAGGATAAAACTGTGAAGAAGGTTGAGCCATTGTTATAGCCCTCAATCAAAGATAACGATACTGGGTAGCACCGGCATTACCAATAGAAGTTAAGAAACTTTCGCCCATTCGTTGTGCACCAATTTGGGCCTGGCGACGCATAGCTGCATCTGTTTCAAGAGCTGTCCGCAGTTGTGCACCAGCAGCTTCACGACGAAGATCAAACTCTTTAGTGCGTTGTTGATAAGCTTCAATATAAGGAGCATAGCGCAGAGAGTTAATCATGCTTTGTTGTTCCTGTTGATTCTGGAAACGAAGCTGACTTTGAATAGTACCAGCAGGATCAGCATAGCTTACAGCACCTGGAGGACCATACTGACTAAGATCACCAGCAACGCCGTAATTAGGAACATCAGGCATCTGCGGCAGACCTGCACCAGTCACTTGCTGACCAATACCCGCAGCACCTGTTGCAGCCCTTGCAGCTTTACCAGTTAGGCCGCTAACAGGGCCAGCTAAGCCACTGGCAACGCCGCCAATAAGAGGAGCAGCAAGGAGGCCACCAGCAAGAGGAATACCGATCTGTGCACCTGCTTTTAAACCGGATGCCATAGTTCCAAGAGGTGTCCCCGCCATAGCAGCAGCAGCCGGACGAAAATAGCTAGCACCAGCGCCTTTTGCAGCTTGTAATCCACCACGTCCTAACCGTCCGCCAACGTAACCTAAACCAGCACCGGCAGCAGCTTTACCAAAATCACCCTCTCGTAATCCAGGTAACGCACCTAAGCCTGCGCTAAGCATGGGCAAGGCTTGCATTGCCATCCGCCCTGCTCCAACTAAAATAGGTAACATAAACTTAATTGCTTTTGTATCTATTTTAAAAGCAATGATCTTAAAGAAAAGATATTTTTAGCGTGCTGCACGATCAATAAGTCCGCCAGCAAGCGCACCAATTGGGGCTCCTAAAGGACCAAACACTCCAAGAGCAGATCCAAGCAAACCAGCACCTTGTCCAATTGATCCAAAAAGACCCCCAGTGCCTCCGCCTGAATCAGTAACTTTCTGTTTTTGCCCTGGATAAATAATTGATAAAGAGTTATTTATTTTTTCAACGCGACCGCTAGGAGCAGATGCAGTTGTTCCACCAGTACGTGCAGATTGTGAACTACCCTGATACGCAAGGGCTTTGTTTAAAGCTTCTAATGCCTTACTTGTTGTTTCACTTCGACCTGTATCAACTTGAGATGGAGACTGAGCAGATTGATAAAAAGGAGTGGAGTCTGTGGAATCTACATTCCTCCACGCATCAGCGTAATCCCGAGTTAAATCAATTCCCTTTGTATAGTCTCCGAATGTATTTTCTGGCAACTTAAATACATCAGGATTCCAGCTAGCAATACCAGAATCATTCCAAGAAATACTCATTTTTTATTGCATGTAAGAAGTTAATTGTTGCCAGCTTTGTGCTTGAGGTTGACCTAAAGCTTCTCCAGCACTCTGAAAAGAACCGTATTTATGCTTTAAGTATTCTACTGGTTGTTCTTTTTTTAAACGATTTTCTGCCTGTTTGTTAAACACAGCTTGTGATGCTTTCTTTGCTAAATAACCAGTGCCAAGTCCAGCAGCAACAATGCTTGCAGCTGTGGCAAGCTTAGGCGCACCAATTGGTTCTTTCTGTGAAATTTCTGCCATCAAGTTGGTTAAATACTGCACACCTCCCTTTGTTCCTTTATTGATAGGAATGCCTGCTTTTTCTACAGCAATTTCACGACCTAACTGTTTAACAGCTTGTTCCATTTCTGGAGTCCTGGCCATTACAGTTTGTGCATAGCGCATTTTTTCAGGTAATGCTTTTTGCAATGCGCCTGTAGTTCCAATAGCTGCTGCAGTACCAATAGCTGTGGATGCCGTAATAGGGAAACCAAAATATTGAATCTCCGGTTCATTTAATCCTTTTGCAGTGCCACGAAGAATGCCAAGAGGTCCAACAAAAGATTGAGACTGTGGGTCAATCTTTCCAATACCTTCTGGCTTCATATGTTTATAGCGCAGATATTGTTGATACGTTGGATAAGCAACTTCAGGGCGTTCTTGTTTAAATGTTGAATAAGGAAGAGGGTCACCGCGACGACCTGTAAAGTAACGCAAAACAGATTCCGCCATAGGGTTAGATGACTTCCGACCTGTTGGATCTTCTTCTTTGGAAACAGGTAAAATACTTTTGAAGCCAGCAGGCCGAGCACCTTGTAACGGATTCCCAACAGCACCACCTAAAGCTGCGATAGCAAAGGGAGTGCTCCTGCCAAGCAGATCTGTTGTAACGGGATCAAGGCCCATCTTCTCCCCAGCAGCACGGCCTACGTTACGGCCCACAGCCAAAGCATGATTTAAAAACCAATAAGTACCACGTGATGCATCTGTTAAAACATCAAGGGCACCGGTAGCAGCAGCTAAAGGGAGGTTGCCTTGTTTTGCGTAACCAACCGCTTGCTTCATGCTGCCATAAACAGCCCGTGGTCCAGATGCGCCACGACCAAGATTCAAACCTTGTTCTACATAATTGCCAAATTCACTACCAAACTTACCGGCAGCAACAACGCTATTAGAAAGATAATTTGTAATATTTGCAAAGCGCATTTACATGTACCTTACTGATGGTGTTGAAAGCATGTCTTTAGCCATCTCAAAAGAACTGGGTGCACCTCCTTGACTAATGTGATACATGTAGCTCGGGAACTTATAGTTCCGAGCATAGATTAATTCCATCTGACGTTGATGCTGTAAAGCATTTAAATCAGCTGCAGTTGGTCCAGCAGGCGTAGATGCTGATGGCATAGAAGGTACATCACCATACTGAACACTTTGACCACTGCTATAGCTTTCAGGGAAAATAGAAGTTGTAATAGCTTTGGTCAACGGTTCAGTAAGAGCGTGTGTACTAACAACACCTAAACCTAATTTTCCAGCACCTGCTGCCATCCCTGCTAAACGTGTTGGCATTTGACCGGATAATCCCATCTGGCCAAGGCGGTCAGCTAAAGCAGGCTGTAAACCTGAAACACCAGGAACAGCTCTTTTTAATCCAGCCAAGGTTGTTCGTTCAATTGGCCCACTCAAGGCTCCAATCGTTGCTGAACGTAAAAGACTTTGTTCAAGTGGAGGGGCATCTTTGCCCAGTATTACTGGTAAACCCTGCTCTAATGCAAGGTTAGCACCAGCGCCTAAAGCAGCTTCTTTGAGAAAAGCCCTACCACCAGCAGGAGCAACAATTGGAGCTAAACGTTGTCCAGCAACGCGAAGTACTTGACCGAGCATCATGATATTGAAGTCCCTTCTTGGCCAGGGAATTGTTTACTGTTTTGGAAACCGTTTTGCGCTCTTTCTTTAATTAAAGAAGTCAAACGTCCAGGTAAAACAGGATCTTCTACAATTTTACTCTGATCATAAGATTGTAGAAACTGATTTAAATAATCAGATCCGCTTACATTAAACGGATCTTTACCAGTGTTCGGTACAACTTCTGTTGTTCCTGGCGCCACTGTTAAATCAATTGTTGGATCAAAACTGCCGTAGTTAAAGTTACGTGGATTTGTATCTTTTAAATTTGAAATCCAACGATTTAAAAACTCACGGCTACCTGCTGTTTGGTCCTGAGCAAAAGGTCCCAGAGAATAACCAGGCTCTTTTGATTCAGCAGAGACTCGTGAAATATAAGGTAGTTGGATTTTAGGTGCCATAACTTAAGAAGCCTTTTTCTTTTTACGCAAACCAGCTAAGGTCTTAGCTAAGTTTGCACGTTTCACAGTTTTTTCACTGTAGTCATCTGGATTTGAAATTACTTCTTTTGCAAACTCAGCAGTACTCATTCCTGCTTTCTCTGCTTGAGCAGAAAAAGCGCCAGGTTTTTTAATAGCACCTTCAATCCAATTTCCTTTAGCCATTAT